GCCAACGAATTGAACGTGGTGCCAGCAAGGTTGCCTGACCTCGTACCGGGCGTTGCCCATTTTGCGACTGACATCAGTTGTTCCCCCGTGCAATGCCAATATCTCGGATTTCGACTGTGCCCACGCCTTGCTGCTCAGCCCATGATTGCGGGCGCTGAAGGCTCGACAGAATAGCGGCCTCGGCCTCGGGCCGCAGGATGCCAGCGGCGGGCGATGCAAGTATCGCGAACAGCGTTATCGCGGTGATCCGTTCCGCCTCATGCGTGGCGTCAAGCTGCGGCGCGTCAGTCCGATTGAACAGTTCCACGGCCTGCCGCGCGACATTGTGCGCCACATGGCCCGGCGTCGAAGCCGCGTCCAGAAGGGCTATCATCGCCGTCTTCGGGTCTGCCGCGCTTACCTGCGCCTGGTCCGGGGCCAGCGTGTTGCGGAACACCTTCGCAATATCTTTGAAGGGCACAACGCCCCAGGTCAGCAAGGCCGCGTCCGGCGCATTGAGCGCGGCGGCAACATCCCGCTCTGCCATTCCGGCGAACTGCGCCACCTTCGCCGCGATCTTTTGTTCGCGCTCCGTCGTCATTTTTCACCTCCATAGGCCCGCCTTGCGCGCGGCCAGACATAGGCCAGCAGCGCCAGGGCGGTGCAGGCCAGCCAGAACAGATACCCGGCAGACCACTCGTCCACCCGGAACCAGCGGCCCGACGGTGTCAGGCTCAGCGTGGCGGCGTTCAGCACCGCGCCCAGCGACACGAAACTTGTGTCCTCGATGGTGTCGGTGCCGAACCACTTTTGCCGCCACAGCTCGATGCCCAGGGCGTAGCCGACCGTGACCCCCGCCCAGACCGCCCAGAGGTTCGGCATGCCCACGGGGGTCTGGACAGACACGGCAACCACCGCGTCTGCCACAACCTTGCCCAGGGCGATGTGACCGACCGCATTCATCAGGGCGTAGTAGGGCTGCCCGGCAAATTTGTCGGGCGTCATCAGCTCTGCCCAGAGGGCGCGCCAGACCCCGCGCATCAGCCGGCCGGCTGCGTGTAAGTGACGGACGACATCGAGACGTTTGCGCCGGAAATGATCTGGGACGCCCCCGCAAGCACCGCCTCGTTGATGCCTTCAAAGGCCCAGACGACGCTGCCATCGGCAATGCCGGTGCCGGTGCCGGTGGGACCGCCCGACGCGGCGCTGGTGCCTGCCGTGGTGGCGACATAGGTGTTGGCCCCGTTCGACACCCGGTCGCCCACCGAAAAGGCGGTCGAGGCCAGCCAGACCAGCGCGGCCCGCAGCTGCACCACCACCGTGGTGCCGTCAGTTTCGAATACCCGGGCAAAGGTGGGCCGCCCCGTTGCGGGGGCGACTGCGGCAGTCAGCGCGTTGGCCGTGGCCACCCCGGCAACTGCCGCACCAAAGGCGGTGGCGGCCATCGGCAGGGTGGCCAGCAGCGTGTTGCCGGACAGGGCGGCGTTGGCATCGGCAGGCGGGGTGCCCGAATACAGGCGCAGGCTGCCGTTATTGGCGCGAACCGTCACCGCATCGGCGGCGCGGTTGCGGTTGGCGGTGGTCAATGAGGACATGGTGGTATCTCCTTTTGGTGCGGGGCCGGCGTCATGCCGCCCCCTTCTTGCCGTCAAAACTCGTGATCAGCCCGGACCCGGTCAGGCTGTGGATGACCCGGGTGATCTGCCATTCGCCGATCAGCTCGGGGCGCAGGTCCGGCCCGGCCAGCCGGGCGGTGGCCCCGGCCAGCAGGCCCGGCTCGAACCCCGACAGCCGGGCGTTGCGGATCGTCATGGCAGACCGGGCCGCGCCCGAAAGCGTGGCCTGGGCGGCGCGGCGCGCCTCGGCCTCGGCCTGGTAGACGTGGCGCAGCACGCGGCGGGGCGTGCCGCTGCCGACGGTGATGCGGTTCAGGGCCCCGCCTGCGGTGTCGCACCACTGCGCCTCGACCGCGCCGTAAATCTCGCGCCCGTCCAGCGACCAGTCATAGCTGCTCAGCCGGGCCGAGGTGATGACCGGCGGGGTCAGCACATCGCCCGCCGCCGTTTTGCCCTCGCCCCGCCGCTGCACGATCAGCGCGCCCCCGGCGGGCTTGGCCGTGGCATCCAGCGTGCCCGCGATCCGGGTCAGGAAGTTCAGGTTCGACTCGGCGGTCTGCGCCAGATAGCCCCAGGCGGCGCTGGCCAGGCTTTCGCCCACCACCGGCTTCAGCCCGGCCTCGCCCGCGATGGTGCGCACGATGTCCGACAGCGTCTTGCCTTCCCAGGCGCGGGTGCGCGGGCTGCGGATATCGCTTTTCAGGTCCGCCGCCGTGCCGGTGATCCGCATCGTGCGGTCGGGGCCGGTGCCGCCGACGCCGGTCACCGAAAAGCTGCCCAGAAAGGCCAGCGGCCCGCCGGCAAAGCCCAGCGACACCTCCAGCGTGGCCTCCATGTCGGGCGTGGCGATGCGCCCGTCGCGGTCGTCCAGGTCGATCACCACCTGATCGGCGGTGCCGCCGTCATTGTCGGTCACGGTCAGCGCCAGCAGCCGGTCCCCCACCGCGCCCGAGGCATCCTGCCCGCCGACGATGATCCGGAACGCGGGGGTCATGTGCGTGCCTCTGCGTCAAGGGCTGCCCGGCCTTTGTCGGTGATCTCCCAGCCCCGGTGCAGGCGCAGCGAGCGGCGGACAAGGCCAGCTTCGTGCGCCGCGCGCAGGTGGGGTTTCCACCAAGGTTCAGCCCTTTGTGGTCCCTTTCTTTGCAGAACGGTCAGTAACCACCTGCGGCCCACTTGGCGGCTTCTCGAATTCATGTCCGCCCCCACAGCCTGATCTGCCCGGCCTCGACCAGGGCCGCGACCACCGGCAGGGTGATCAGCACGCCCGCCGCGTAGACCGGGCCAAGGGCGGCCAGGCCGGGGTTGGCGGCCAGCACGGCGGGCACCTGCGCCTCGGTCCCGTACTGCGTGCGGCAGATCGCATCCAGCATGTCGCCATCGGTGGTGTTCCAGGTGGTCATGCCCGGTCCCCCCCGTAGGCTTGCAGGCGGATGCTGAATTCGATCCTGCGCGGCGCGCCATCGGCCAGGAAGACCGATTTCGTCTCGCTGACAGTGACGATGGCCCAGCGCTGCCAGACAAAGCCCAGCCCGTCGACCAGCATCATCGGCGCGCCGGTCCGCGCCACCGCGCGCATCAGGTCCATCTGGCGCAGCCCGCCTTTGAAATGCGGGTAAATCACCCCTTCAAGGGTGATCTCTTCGGCATCCGGGCCCATGAACTGCAGCGCGGGCGCGCGCCCCAGCCGGTCCTGCTTGGACCAGCGGTAGGACGCATCCCGGATGAAGGTCTGATAGTTCGCCCGGTTCACGCCAAAGCGGAACGTGCCCAGCGCCATCATGATGGTGCCCAGGTTAATCGGCATGCAGCCCCCTGTCGTCCAGATAGGCCCTGATCTGCGCGGCTTCCGAAAGCTGGCGGCGCACCTCGCGGGCGACCGCCTCGGGCGACTGGCCGGGCGCGGCGTTGACGGTGATGCCGCCCACGTTGACATTGGTCGACGGTCCGTTCGCCGGGCTGCGCAGGCGCAGCGGGGCGGCGGGGACAAGGAAGGGCGCGGTTTCGTCCATCGCCCCGGCCATGCCGCCGTAGCCGCTGTCACCGCCAATCCCCGCCGTGCCGCGCGGGTCGCCGGAGCGCAGCCAGTCGGGCATGTCGGGAATCATCGCGGCGAACTTGGCCTGCACCCAGGCGACCAGCGCATCGATCTGCGCGGCAATGCCCGCCCGCAGATCGGTGATCCACTTTTCGCCGATGGCCAGAAAGTCGATGTCGAAGGCATCGACGATTGCAAAGGTGACGTCGGCAAAGGTCCAGCCGGTGAGGTAGGTGAACAGCGCTTCGGCGGCGTCCGCCATAAGCTGGAACGGGTTGAGTTCGGCAATGGCGGCGAACACCCCGTTCAGCAGCCCTTCGTCAAACGCCTTGCGGATGCGCTCCATCTTTTCGCTGAAATAGGCGACGATGTTGTCCCAGTTGTAGTAGATCACGGCGGCCAGGGCAGCAAAGGCAAGGGCCAGCAGGATCACCGGGTTGGCGACGATCAGCGCCAGACCGCGCGAGATCATCAGGATGCCGCGGTGAATGCGAAAGAGGGTTTTTGAAAACACCAGACCCAGCGCAATCCAGCCCAGCACGTCCCACCCGCCGAGCAAGATCGAAGCGCCTTCCAGGAACGGATAAACCTGATCCCGCCACGTTTCGTAGATCCCGATGCCAAGCCATTTGATGCTTTGCAGCACCCAGAGAATGTTGTTGCCCAGATCAGTGGCCCATGTCTTCAGGGTGCCATCTGCGGCCATCTGGTCGAGAGTATCCAGCAGACCATCAAGTTCGCCTTTCATCCAGTCGAACAGCCCCGACCCCATGACGAGCCGCTTGAACCGTTTCCACTGGTCCGAAAGGTTTGACGTGATCCCGTCCCAGGTCTCCGACGCCCGCTCGGAAGCCCCGCTGTAGCGCGCGCCCAGCGCGTCGGTCAGCAGGGTGATTTCCTCGCGCCCCAGCTTGCCCTGTTCCGACAGCTTCTGCACTTCCTCGGCACTTTTGCCCATCTGCTCCGCCAGCAGGTCCCACACCGGCACGCCGCGTTCCAGCATCTGCATGGCCTCTTCGCCCTGCAGCTTGCCCTTGGTCCAGGCCTGGCCCAGCGCCAGCGTCAGCCCGTCCAGCTTTTCCGCGCCGCCGCCCGTGGCCGCCATGGTATCGACCATCGCCTGCAGCGACCCCGTGGTCGGGTCCAGGCCGAAGGCGCGCAGCCGGGCATAGGCCTGCACGGTTTCCTCCACGCTCAGCGGGGTCTTGGTGGCAAAGGTCTCGATCCAGGCCATGGCCTTTTCCGCCCCTTCGGCCGATCCTTCCAGCGTGGTCAGCTGCACGTTGAACTGTTCGAACTGTGCCGCCGGGCGCACGAAGCTGGCGGCAAGCGCCGTCATCCCCGCGCCGTAGGCCGCCACCACCGCCCCGCCGCGCAGCGCGGCATTGCCGACATCGGTCAGGCCCGCCCCCATCAGCCGCGCCCCGGCGTTCACCCGTTCGGCCTGGCGCATCAGGCTGTCGCCGCCGATCCGTTCGATGCTGCGCATCGCGGCCCGTGC